CCATCATAACTTCATACCTGTCTACGATTTCGTCCCATGTCTCTCTCCTGTTTAGTTCGGGGATGTATTTGGCGTATTTAGAAAATACGGTAACCGAACTAAGGATGTCTGATCCTAATTCCATTTTTAATTGATTTTTAATATGTTATTGTGTAGTGTCAAAACCTCGATTTATTTTGGCCAAAATTTACCGGAGGTAAAAATAAATAGGGCCAGTGTTTGAAAAAAAAGTAAAAAATATCTAACTTTTTTTATGCGTATATATGATGCTTACGGGATTACCCTTTCAGGAATCGTTTTTTCAATTTGGCCATCTCATCATTAGAGAAATCACCATGTTGTCCATCCGATTGACTTTCAGCATCTTCGTCGTATTGTTCGTCAGAAATCTCAATAAATCCTCGATTTAAGTCGATTTTAGCAGAATATGTCATACCATCGCCCCCTAAACGAGATTTCATGATATGGAATCTTCCGGTGCCTTGGATCTTATCTTTCCTTCTTCTGGACAAGGATACACTGAAGTCAGCTATCATCATCTTAGAGAAATTACCAGCCACTTTATCACCCTCAATGATGTCATCTTTGGCACCCATACGGTTGATCTGAGCTGGGCAGATAACAGGTATCTTATTCTCTTTAGCCAAAGCTTTAACGTCGGTATAAATGTCGTCTAACTCTTCTCTCGATTCTTTGCGCATTTTGCGTGGTTTTAAGAGGTCTGGATAGTCGATGATGATAAGGTCAGGGATGAAGTCGTTATTGGCTTCTAATTGCTTTAAATGCGATTCTATGGTATCCATGGACGCTCTTCCTGGAGAATACTCCTTGATTACGATCTTTCCGGTGATATCCCCTACAGCTTTAATCACTTCCTTGCGGTGGTGCTTCAGCTGCTTCATATCTAATCCCGTAAGGATTGAATCGATCTTCTTACCCACATATCTTTCATCTAGCTCTAAGGTGTAGTATATAACCTTATATCCTAGCTTGACAGCATGTACAGCTATGTTACATACGACTGTAGACTTACCGATACCCGGAGGGGCGAACAATAGCATTAGGTTGCCAGTTCCTATTCCACCATCTGTTATATCGTTGAAAACTTTCCAAGGGAATGGGATCTTCTTATCTTCCTCTTCTCTGAAGCGGCTCTCGATATCCTTGTCATATTCGTGGCCAATGTTTTTATCATTACCAGCTTTCAATGCTTCGTCAATCAATTTACGAATACCTTCGTACTCACCATCTCCTAGTAATTCTACTGAGTTAAGCAACGCTTCTTTTAACCTCTGGTTCTTACAGAAGTTAAAGAACTCTTCTTTTACGTATTCGATTTCATCGTGGGTAGTTGTGTAAACCTGCTTTAATTCTTCTTTGATCGAAAGACGCAACACCTCATTCTTCTCTTTCTTAATCTCCACCTTCATCACTTCCATTGTAGGGTAAGTGTGATACTTGCTATAGTATGATAGCGTGGTCTCTACGATCCACTTGTGCGCAGGTGACTCAAAAAAGTCTACTGTTAACACGTCTGCTATCTTCTGTAAAAATATCTTATCGTTAAGCAGCGAATACAAAACCTTGATCTGGAATTGATGTCCGTACTGCTGTAATTTGTTTTGCGTCATAACTAACCTTTCTGTTGATAACTGTTCAGGATATTGAACGTGTTGAGCCATGTGTCTAAATAAGTTATGGCGTCGCCCATCTTATCGTATTGATACAACCTCATGAAATCCATCTTCTTTAATCCTGTAGGTCTTTGTTTAAAATAATCTTGTATCTCTAATACATCTCCTTCTGATATGTTGGGATTCTTTAGATTCATAATCTTGTAGAATATCTCAACGTTTCTTTTCGTATTCAAAATCCTATTGTATAATACTGACTTCTTCGTTGGGTTTTCACAAACTTCGTACAGTGTGTTTAGATCCTTAGGTTCTTCGTGCTGCATGAACTCGAATAGCTTAGGTGTATTCACTTTACCAAATCCGCTTACACCTGGAATATTATCTGAATCATCACCAGTTAACGTTTTGAATAGCAAAAAGTTGTTTGGGTGTATTCCGAATTCATCCATCACATCTTGAATATGATATATCTTCTTCTTAGTAGGACTGTACGTTTTAACCCTATCGTTTACCAATTGTAGAAAGTCATTGTCAGATGACATGATATATTGTTCGCTATCTGATACTTCTTTGTAGATGTGTTGTGATAGGTACCCTATAATATCATCTGCTTCTAAATTATCCATCGAGATAAGAGTGATAGGTAACAAAGAAAGATAGTCAATCAACCTTTCGAGCTGATTGTATTTAGACTGCTCTTCTTCATCTTTAGTAGCAAAAGACAATCGATTCATTATACTACCAGTGTTTCTGTTGCCTTTATAATCGTTATAAAGGTACTTTCGGTTCGTCGATCCCGCTTCACCATCAAAAATGATGATGACGCGAGTCGGCGATAACAGTTTGATAGCATGTCCTATCGATCTCAAAAATCCAACCATACCTCCAATATCATTCCCCATCAAGTTCATTTTGTTTACTACGGCGAATCCTCTTAAGAAAGTATTCATTCCGTCGATCAACAGAACTCTACTGTTGAAATGTAAATTATCTGGTATAGGCAGAGCATCTTCTTTATCTTCTTTACTTATACGAGAAAAGATATCTAGTAATCTTTCTTTGTTCATTATCTAGTCTTGACCTTGAATGTCGTTGATATCTTCTTCTTTGTCTGCTTCTTCGAATAAATCGAAATCAGCCATACCTAAAATAGAAATCCATTCGTTTGCATGCTCTTTCTTATAACGATCGATGTATTTCTTTTCGTCTAAGATAAATCCATGCGGAGTAATAATGATCCTAGCTGATGAAGTAACACCGTTAACGTGATTCTTTTCAATTGCAACTTTAGTTCTCTTTGCAAACTCAACGTCTTTACCGTTCTTCTGCGCTTTGATCTTTGATGTACCGGAGTTTGTTACGTTACCAAATAAGATAACAAGAACAGCGTCTGAGTACAAAGCATTACCACCTTTAGATTTAACTGTAGGTAAAGCACCGTATGAAGCAGGCTTATCAACCCAAATCTTATTAACTACAATAAACGTATTAGTATATTGTCTGTTTGTTTTACGAGATGTCATGATCTTCTGGTCAATGTAGTTACCGAAGTTTCTACTCATCGCAGCTGCTGTCCACTCGTTGTTTTGTGATTTAGAATCGATTGACTGTTGACAAGGAATAGTTCCTGCGCAATCCCAGAAGAACACCAAGTCGAATGGTAATTTACCTTTCTCTTGTTCGTCCATTAAGTCTGCCATGAATTCTGCTACCTTTTCAACCGTACCTACTTTATCAATATCCGCATAGATGAAATGTCCATCGTATGTAACTTCGCCTGTATCTAGGTTTGGTATTTCTTGAAATTCAAATCCCATCATTCTAGCGTGTTCCCAAGAGAACTTCATCTCTGTGATGATTAACACCGGAAGCTTACCTGCTTTTTGTGCTGAGACGATCGCCTCAATACCTAAAGCTGATTTACCTGTATCTGAGTGTCCTCTGATAATTGTTACTTGGCCTTCTGGAATACCTGGTAACCCAGTGGCTTCTGTAAAAGCGTCTGATACTTTGATCCACGTTTGTGGTTTCATACCATCAGTCGTAAGATTTTTAGACTCTTTGAATTTCGATAAATCGAATCCAACTTTGTTTTTGTTTACGGCGCTGTTTGCCGCGCTCTTAATATTTTTCTTAGAGCTTTCTTCTGTTGCCATATGAATGTTTTAATTATTAATCTTCGTCTTCTTCGAATAACTCATCGAACTTAGCAGCTGCAGATTTAACTGGCTGTGGTGCAGATGATGCTGGTTTGTATTCAGCAATCGGTGTACCGCCATCAAATGGAGCTTCTGGTTCAGTTGGTTCAGCTACTTCTACTTCATGAACAGCTTCTACTACTTCTGGAACATCAGCTTCATCTGTAGGATTCAAATATGTCTTAAGCATATTCTTGATTTCTTCATAAGAATATTTCTTATACACATCTAAGATGTCCTTTTGATTCTCTAAATAGTTTTTAACTGAGTCAGCATTTTCTGCTAAAGGAGAGATGTTACGTTTAGGTGTAACGTTTACTGCAATGTAAGTTACTTCGCGTTTACCGATCTTAATAGAATCATTGTAACCTTCGATTGTTAAGTCAGTACCAGATGCGATATCTGTTACATCACCAAAGTCATCGTCAGCCATGATGCCTAATAATTTCTCATAGGTAGTTTTGTTGAACTCCCATAAGCGAACGCCTGAGCCTTCTTCACCACGAACTAATACATTTGCATAATACTTAGTACGAGGTTTGATCTTGCGAGCTAATTCTTTAGACTCTTCTGTATTCTCAGTGTAAAGTTCTTTTACTAATTGTTCTACTGGATCTTTCTCTCCAAAGTTAGACAAAGAGTAAACGCTTTTCTTGAATACGTTGTACTGATGGAATGGGACTTCTACGAATGGGAAGTCACGGTTTGCTTTACGAGGCACGATTCTCAATACTGACTTGCCTAATTTAGGCTTCCAGAATAATGTTGAGTAATCGATCTTTTCAAAATTGCCTGTGGATTTTGATTGAAGCTTGTTCAATCTCTGCTTGATTAAATCAATGTTGGACATAACTGTTATTTTTAAAATTTGAAAAACGAAATTACAATGTTGAAATTAAACCACCAAATAATTTTATCCACATTAGTTCAAAACAACTATATCATGGATCTTGGTATCTAATTTACGGAATTCACCGCTGCGTGTCAAAAGTATGGAATTTTTATAATCTGGCCAATTAACTTTGAAATTTTTATCTATTACCCCATTATTTAAACTGGCTACTAAAGAATTTAGTGAATTGATCGTGTAAAGAGTATTGGTCTCTTTTCTACGGTGCATTAAGATGGT